ATTAAATTTTTGTCTATCAATTGTTCTTCTTAATGGGCCAAGGCGTAATTGAGTAACACCATTCGGGTCTTGGAATACCCAACCAAAATCATCTGTTTCATTATCATTTAAATCGGTTACTAGTCCGTCATCTTCATTTCTAGTTGGGTTTGTGATAGTAAATAAATAATCATCATAACCACCCAATGTTGAAAGTTTTTGAACACCCAAATCTTGTTCGTATGTTTGACATTTAGTTGGAAGAATATAAAAAGTTTCTTGAGTAACAAGATTATAATCTTCACGTTGCAATGGAAAATCACCTGAAACATTATTATCTGTAATAGAACCGAAATTAGTAGGTGAGGGTATTCCAGTAGTGAATGGAAAACTACCGTCACCAACAAAACCAGTTGAAGCAGGTATCGGTATTCCAGCTGGTTCTATAATCAAACCAGAGTTTTCTTCTGTAGTAACAGCCTCACCTAAAGTAGCAGTTTGATAATCTTCATTTGGATTAGGTTCTAAAGCTACTGATTCAGTTATAAATCTATAGTCTTCTACGTTTGGTGTCAATTCTATAAAACCATAATCATCACCAGTAATATCTTTTCTTTGATTCTGTTCATCATCACAAGTTTCTAATCTTAAATCTAATATACGTCCAACTGGAATCAATGCAGGTTCTATTGTTCCATCGTGAAAAACAATAGTATATCTATCTCTCTGTACAACATTAACAATACTTAAAGGAAAACTTATATTAGATACTAATTGAAAATTTCCAAATAGTGCTAGACCTGCTGGATGAGCAACCCTCTTAACAATTTCTCTCCACCTGTTGATTGACTCACCAGATGTTATAACATAAGAAAAAAGTTGATAATAAAAACTATCTTGTAAATGTTTATCCGAACTTAAAAACCCATCATTGTTTATAAACTTCTCTCCGCCCTTACTAGAGTACCCACCAATAGTAGTTGTACCAGTTGCAGTACTATCACCCAGATTAGTAAAGTCTAATGTTGGAGCTGTCAAATATCCAAATCCATTACTAATTATATTTAATGATTTTACTCCACCAATATTAGAATTTGTTAAGGTAAAAGCAATAACTGCATTTGTACCTGAACCACCCGATACAACTGGAAGTCCAGTATAACCTCTACCAGAATTTTCTATATTTAATTGAATTATAGTTCCACTAGTATCAACCTCTGATACAACTAGACTTGCTGTTCTGCCATCAGTTGCTAACTTATTGGTATTATCAATAGTTAATTTATCACCAACCTTATATCCAGTACCACCACTTGTTATAACCACCTCTTTCAAAGAACCAGTATAAACTTCTGCAATTCTAATAAATCCACCAGAGCCAGCATTACTTGTAATAGGTATAGCATCACCAACACTATATGAAGTGCCAGGATTTGTTATAGTTGTATCTATAATCATATTTCCAGAACGAAAACTACTCACCCCGTCCGAAATTATTTCATTTTGCCAGAATGTTCCAAGTACCTCAGAAAGAAACATAGTAGAGACTGTAAACTGACCGATGTTTTCTTTAGTAATGGATTCTACTATAGCTGTAGCACCAGACAATTGACCTGTAATTCTCTTTCCAATTAATTCATATACACCATCATTAACAGTATTATCTAAAACTCTAATGATTTTATCTTTAGAATATTTTCCATCTGATACTCTAAGAATATCTTCTCTTGGAAAATAAAAAGTAATCTCTTGTTTATATAATAACCTAAAAAGAAATTGAAAAGATTTCTCACTACCTTTAGTTCTATAAAAATCTCTAAGATGTTTTAGAACAAATGGTTTATTTGCATTTGCAAATACAGCCTCTGGAATATCCTCACCAAATTGTTTCTTGAAGTACTGTAGGAAATCATCGACAGTCTTATCTACATTAGCATAGTTATCAAGACTACCTATAATTTCATATGGCTTACCTTCTTGCTCCATATACTCATAATATGCTTCCATGAAATCAACAAATAATTGATGATCTTCTTTTACAAAGGCAGGGAGTTGTCCTTCTACCTTCGCACTTATCCTTTCGTGAAACTTAGGATGTATTGGATGATTTGGATTTACAGTTGTCATATTAAATTATTGTTTCTGCTACCATATTGATAATAATTGATGATGCTTCGTTTGCATCATAGGTAATAATCTGTTCTCTCAACGGAGTAATATCACTATTGTTTAACTCAGGCGTAACATTAAATCTTATACTAGAAGAACCATCAGTAATCGCTAATGGTCTTAAACTACCTAATTGTATTTTACCAGTAGTATAATCAATTGTTCCCTGATTGGTAGAACCATCAGATTGTATCAGATATTCTTTAGGAGTATCAACAACACCATTAGTAGTCTTTGCAGCCTTAATGTTTCCAAGTGAATCGTCAACTAATGAATATGTATTTCCATCAGTTCCAGTAAATGATGTTGAAGTAATACTGCCCTTCTCTATTGCATTAGTAAAATATAAAGTATAAGTCTGTGGAACATTTAAAGTTTCTGGAGCTATTCTTTGTTGATACTTGATAAGTGTCTTATTGTTTCTTATAGAATTATTTGTATTATCAATATCTTGTACTAATTGTGAATGGCGAAACTTCTGGTCAAATTTTTCAAGATTAGTTTGTAAATAATTTTCAATAGAACTATTAATATTAATTTTCAAAGTATCTTCATCTGTCAGATTAGTAATAGGATCATAATTTATTGTACTATCAATAATAAGATAAATGAAAACAGGATTAACTATAATTGGTTCAACAGTAACAACATTAACCCTTTTTAAAATAGAATTCTTAATAGAACTTTTTGTTGTTTCACTAAGAACATTATTCCCCGTTAATTTAACAGCAATAAATACTCTCCCATATTGTACTGGGTTAGCATCTTCACCACCGTAAACTGTTACTGATTCTATATCAGGACGCTCTTGTAAAAGTATTGCTTTATAATCATATTTAGTTGTAGCTCTATTTTGTGTTTGATAAAGTTTTGGTGCTTGGAATTTTAAAGATTCTATACCCTGTGCATCTGCACCACCCGTAGCACTCTCATTCGTTGTCAAAGTATATTGTGATGATGACAATTGAGCAACACTACCAACAGCTGTAAATGTTGAAGCAAAATTTCCACCAGTACCATTAGTCACGATGTACTCAATAAAAACAACATTACCGTCTGATAGTTGTCTACCAACAGCACCATCACCAAATGTTATTTCATATTTTCCACCTTCTACTTCTTGAAGAAAATAAACTCTATCAGTTCCTTTAATAGTAGTTACATCAATAGCATTACCATCAGCAAATGTAAAAACTTCTGAATCAGTAGAAGATTTTTGAACATTAACTGTAATAGTTGATATATCTATACTTGGATTAGGTAGAACAAATCTCTGTGTATCATCTGCACCAACAACCGAATATGCTTTATTTAAAATTCTTCCTTCAATAATTTCTAATCCCGTAACTGAATATGTTCCAGTAGATGACCGCGGAATAGTTGTTGTTTTATTTGTTGCATATGTATAAGCAACACCATCAATACTTGAAGTAAACTTAGTATTTTTAGCAATCGTTAATGATACAGGAGAACCAGTAGGAGTGAAAGTAATATTTAACTTAGCTCGTGATGCTTTTCTTGAGGTTGGATGTACGTTGAGATGTTTTGCGTGAGATACAACCGACTCTCTCAATGAAGACGAATCTAAAAACATTTCGTTACCAAGCATATTTGCATAGTAACCCATGTAATGAGTATTGTAAGCTAGTAGGTCAACCAGTACAGCCATACCACTACCTTCAAAATCATAATCCTGAAATTTAGTTTGGCCTTTTAAAAATGTAACTAAGTTTGATTTGATACCATCAAACTCTAAGTCTGTGATTTGTAGTTTATCTGATGATGGCATTATCTAAGCCTCTCTAAAAATAATTCGATTGTTACTGGATTAGGATGGTTGACAACTCTAAATTCAATAGTTACATCAAAACCATTTCTGTCTAAATCACCACCAACAAAAACAGAAATAACTTCTGCTCTAGGTTCAAAGTTAGAAATAGCATTTTTAATAGCACCTTGAATATTACTCTTTGTCATGGGTGAAGATAGCTCAAATAGATGCCGAGTAACACCACCATCTATCTGTGGCTGGAATGGACGTTCATAGCGATTGGTAAGAATCAGATTTCTTACTGATCTCTTAACAGCCTCTACATCTGTCTTAGTAACAATATCCTTAGTAACAGGATGGGCTTGGAAGTCTAAATCCAAGTCACTCCAGCGTCTGCTATTGGTGCTTAATCCTTTTGTGAAAATAGATGGCATATTTCTTAACTTCTTCCTTGTATTGCTGTTTTTATTGTGTTACTATATATATGTCGTTGGGTTCAATAAATCTATTTACCTTGTCCTCTATATCGTTTCCAACTTCTTCTTTTATGTTTGTTCTTTGGCATACTCCTCTTGGATGAGCCAATTGAAGTAACCTTCTTAACTTTGTCTTTTGGTTTGCTATCTTTTAGTAAAGCCATTATGTATCTCCTTTGTTATTATCTTTTTACTAAACATTTTTTAACCATTATATCTTGG